CTCACGGGTCGAATGGGAACCCCAGTAAATATACTGGACAACCATCTTTCAACTAACCTCCGATGAAGGAAGTTAGTCGGGGAATCGAATTTCTTCGATTTCTTCGACTGGCCGATATTATCGGACTCAGATTGGAAGAAGTGGGGTAAAATGTAGCTTTACTAGCTTACAGTATGTCTGTAAAGTAGAGCGACTGGCGATCTATGTCTGGCGTCCCTGAAAAGGAACAGCGCAGGTTGCCCCTTATCATACATTTAATTCAATGAAAACACAATTAATTAAAATTAATCGTATCTTCCTTGATACTAAAGAATATGTAAGGGAACAACTGATACGTCTAGAAAGTAAACAACTTTCTAGCCTGTTTAATCGTTTTGCTTTTAAGATTATATCTTTAAGTTTACGATCTAGCAGGAAGATCTCTAATCGAATTCAACTTTACCATAAGTTTGGCCGTTATCTTCTATCAATGAATCGAAGACACGGTTCAACTTATGTTGTTAAATACTTGAAAGCTTGTAGTTTAGCGGTATCAAAAGCAGTAGCAGGTCAGCCTCTTAGTTCTCTTCGAGATCTAGAGCCTGATCTGCCTCTACCCAGATTAACGAAATCTGGATTACCTCGGATAATTGGTTCTCGTGACCGTAAGGCCATTATGAACAATTGTACTAAGGTGATCAGAATGTGATTATCTTTGTTTAATCTTTATAGAATTATATCTATAGATGTTAAACCTAAGTTAAACACAATCACAGATCCTTATTCTGGTTCTCTCGATTACTTGGCATCAGTTGGTAGCTGATTTACTAAAAATAGTAAAACAGTTATTGAACAGTACTTAGGTAAATGAGAGGTAGCAAGTCATAGATACTTGCCTAGAGAGACTGCATCTCCTACTAATAAAAAGTCCTGACAAGGACTAGTATTAGATGCATATCTTATTGCTAATGATACTGTGATTTATTCTGCTTTTGCAGATTATTGTCATGCAACTGGTTCAAAATTGATCGATTTGATCGACAAAATTGCACCTTTTGTTACAAAAGAAACTAAGAAATGTCTTCCTCGTAAAAAGAAGATATCTCCTGGTCTTGGACAATTATCTACAAAGGTTGAACCTGCAGGTAAACTGAGAGTTTTTGCCATCGTAGATGGTTGGACTCAAAGTTTACTTAGACCTCTTCATAGTTCATTATTTGGAATTTTAAAGAATATTCCGAATGATGGAACTCATAGTCATACTGAAGCTTTCGAGAGAGCAGTCCAAAAGGCCATTAAATTTAAATGTGCTTATGGATATGATCTTTCGGCGGCAACAGATAGACTTCCTATTGATCTTCAAGTAGCAATACTTGCAAGTTTGATAGGAGAAAAGGCAGCAGACGCTTGAAAGCGTCTGTTGGTTTGTCGTCCTTATCGTCTCTGAAGATCAGATGAAGTTGATACTTTATTTGATCGTAAGAAACGTTTTATTGACTTCAAATACGCAGTAGGTCAACCTATGGGAGCCCTATCTTCTTGAGCAATGCTTGCTATAACTCATCATATGATTATGCAATTTTGTTCAAAGATAGTTAATCCATTAGACCGTTCTTGAGAACTTCGCTATGAGATTGTTGGGGATGATATCATCATCTTTGACAAATCTCTAGCTGAGAAGTATCTTGAAGTAATGGCACTATTGGGTGTTCCCATAAACGAGAGTAAATCTGTGGTCTCTACTAGTAAACCTGTTGTTGAATTTGTTAAACGTACTTCAATTGGATTGAAGGAAGTTTCTCCTATTCAATGAAACATGTTTGCTAGTCAAGACAGTTGAAGAGGTCGTATAAGCACGGCATTAAGTCTTTTCTTAAGAGAGAAATCTTTTACAGAAAGACCTTTTGCAGTGTTAAATACTGTACTCTCATCTGCCTTGTGGGATACTCGTCCTTCAAAGGACTCAGTTTCTCTTATTGCTCTAATGAATGCTTATATAACCAAAATGAGTTATACTAGTTATTTACTTAGATTAATTCGTGCTACTGAGCCTATGATAGTTAAAGGTAAAATGTATTTTGCTAATTTCAATTTTGATTTCAGCAGAAATTTCATTGCATCTTTAATAAAGAAACGGGCATTGCCAAGAGTACCTAAAAAAGATGGACATTATCTTCTTTTTGAATGGGCTATAAAAGAGGTTTTAAGATCTCGTTTAGCGTCCATGATAGAGAAGTATAATGACAATTGAGTCGAGAAACAGGTAAATCGACACATAGATGCTGTGTTGGGTACATTCCCTAAAAAGGATGCACTCAATTTCAGACATTATGTTCGAAATATCTTCTTTCTATATAGACCTCATCATTTAACTCTTTGAAATGAGTTAATTCTCGATGATCCTAAAACTGATATTGATCAGTATTTAAAGATCTTAGAGAAGAAAATGAATGATGTGTCTAGTTGAGAGTTAGTTGATCGACTTGATGATCCATCTCCTAAATTACATAAGTTAGAAGTCAACACTTGCGAGGTTCTTCAGCTGGTGGTTAAAGGTTTTAATCAACAGTGGAAGTCCCAAGAGGTTGACCCTAATTCCTTCGATGCAGAAAGATTCTTTAAATTTGTCCGTAAGGAAACAAATTGAAAAGATCTATCTAAAATGGAAGGCTTTGAAGTCCTGAATGAGTTTAAGAGATCAAGGTAATTCCTTTATCATTCTTAGTCTCATAGGAAGACGGCAGTTCGAGGCTCTCGGGAGGTAAACTCTTTCGATCCTTAGTCCTGTCGCTCCACTCCTCCAACCAGAGAGAGTGGTTCCTTCTTATGTTTCAGAGAGGTTTGTAGAATCCTGTAAAAGGGGTTTGAGGTAACCTAGGCGGC